CCAAGCTTCTTCATAACCTTTTTCATAGAGGAGGGTAGAAGCTGTTGCACGAAAGTCGTGGGCAGTCACATCATTTAACCCAATGTATTTAAGCATCCTATTAAGTGTGGATTTATCCAACATGCCATCAGGCTTATAAATAGCGGGGAAAACATATTTTTTATTTCCAGAATTTTTATACTGTTTTTTAAGAACTTCATAAACTTGGTCAGACATAGGCAAAACATGAAGTCTGTACTTCTTCATGACCTCTCTAGGAAACTCAACTAAACGCTTGTCGAAATCAACCCAAGGCCATTCCATTTTTCTAATTTCAACAGATCGAAGCATTGAATACAGCAGGATATAACCTGCATTTTGAACAGTCTCAGAGCCATTGTAGTTATCAATATTAGTTCTGATAGTCCTTCTTTCATCACGGTCTAAAGGTTTAGCGTGGTTAATCTTAGGACGTTCAATTACATCGCGAACTGCATAAGTGGGATCATTTACGGCTCGAAGAGTTGCGATTGCATATCGCATCACTGCGCCAACAAATTTTCTATTCTGAATGGCTGTTGTTTCGCCAGTGCCAAAGTTCTTTTGTTTGCTTACACGCTTGACAGTGTTTTGAATTATTTTAAGCACGTCAGCTGCAGTGACATCGTTTACATCCTTCTTCCCAATTACAGGAGAAATATCTTTCTTTAAAGATGTGATAAAACATGTCTTATAAATATCTGACTTATTATTTAACCTCTGTTCAAAATATTCCTTTGCAACAATGTCAAATGTATTGGCAACTTTTCCCTGCATTGCCTGACGTTCTTTTTTGCGAGAATCGACAGGATCAATTCCTTTAGCTAATTTCGCCTTAACTTCATCTTTTAATTGACGAGCATCTGCTAAAGTTACAGAAGGGTACTCACCAAGACTCATTGATGACTCTTTTCCGTTTAAAACATATTTCAATCGCCAAACTTTAACCCCAGTTGGACGCACCTCTATATAGAGTCGATCTGCATCTAAAATGCGATAAACTTTCTCTTGGGGCTTTAAGGTTTTAATTTTTGCATCGGTTAATTTTATGTTTGACATACGGGTAACGGGTAATGGATTTGGCGTTACCCGTCTTTTTACCCGTTTTCGATGCGGATTAGAAGATACTAATGCGAACTAATAAATACTAATAATATTATAAATCATGTAGTTATAATAAAAATAAAAACTGTTACGAACTGTTATGAACTCAAATCCTTCTTTTCGATCATTAGAAGCATGATGAACTTAACCTCATGATAATTAATATATATTTAATTAAGTGACTAGAGTTTTACTCACAATGTTACTTACTTTTTAAAAAGTACCTTTATTTGATCAAATAAAAAGCCGCTTTCTAAGCGGCTAATATAACAAAAAAAGAAGTGACCAGTTTAACTATTTCATTCGTTAGACATTTGAGAAAAAATTAAGCTTTGATGCATATTAAGTTTGTTTAAAAATAGAGATAAAGACACTAAAGGCAGAATAAGCTTTTCATTAGAAATAAAAAATTATTCTGCCCCCATAAAAAGAGAAGATTAAATCTTACGTGTGTTATAAATTAGCCAATCTAAAACATCCCCAGACAAATGTTCAGCGAGTCTTTCTTGGACGGTTCGATGGTAACCATTTAACCAGTCTTTCTCTTCATTCGTTAGCAGATCAACAACGATACAATCTACATGAATCGGGCAAAGTGTGAGCGTTTCAAACTCTAAAAATTCACCGTAAGTTTTTTCAAAGCCAGAGTGAAGTTTGTTTGCAACCAAATTCTCAATACGAATGCCGTATTGACCTTCATGGTATAAGCCTGGCTCATTAGAGAGAATCATTCCTTCACGCAATTTGCTGTAGGCATGTATAGGCGCATAGTAAGAAAGAACTTGTGGTCCTTCATGGACGTTAAGTGCAAAGCCTACGCCGTGACCTGTTCCGTGTCGATAATCTAAACCATATTGCCATAAAGTATGTCGACAGATTGAATCGAGTAGCGGTGCAGCTAAACCTTCTGGATAAATAGCTTTTGCCAAAGCAATGTGACATTTTAAGACCAGCGTATAGTCACGTTTTTGTTGCTCCGTTGGTGTTCCCACAGGAACAACACGAGTAATATCAGTTGTTCCATCTACATATTGGCCGCCAGAATCAATGAGCAATAAACCATCGCCCTCAATAAAAGAGTATTGCTCTGGAGTTGCACGGTAGTGGGGTAGAGCACCGTTGGCGTTAAAGCCTGCAATCGTTGAAAAACTTGGTCCTATAAATCCGTCTTGCTGAGCGCGGTAGGCAGTAATTTTCTCATCGATAGTCAATTCTGAAATACGTTCACCCTGAAGAAGTGCTTTTTCTAGCCAATAGAAAAAGTGACAAAGCGCGACTCCATCTTTAAGCATTGCATGGCGGATATGAGCAATTTCACTTTCATGCTTACGTGATTTAAAAAGTGTACTCGGGTTAATGTCGTATACAACCTGAATATCTTTTGCGATGGCTTGTTCATGAAAAATCGATACTTTTGCTGGATCTAAAAGCACAGATGGATCAGAAATATTAGCTAAAAACTTAGACGTATCTTCATAATTACGAATTTGAATGCCATCGGCTGCGAAAGCTTGTTGAATGGTTGAATCCAGTTTACTGCTATCAATAAACAGAACAGCTTGCTCTGCATTAATATAAAAATGAGAAAGAAAAACAGGGTTGTATTCTACGTCTTGTCCACGTGCATTTAAGACCCATGCAATATCATCTAAAGATGAAATAAAATGACCCGCAATATTCTTGCTATGTAAAGTCTCACGAATAGCCTGAATTTTTTCTTTACGAGATAGTGCATTTAGCCCTTCAGGCATTAAATGGATTTTTTCAGAGGGTAGTTCTGGGCGGTCTAACCAAATCTCTCCAACTAAATCTTTTTGAGTCACGAGTTTATAGCTATGAACTCGTGCAGTATGTTCGAGTGCTTTAAATTGTTGAATGGATAATGTTTGGCCATTTACTGAAATGACCGAACTAGTTGGTAGATTTTTCTCAATCCAGGCGAGATGTGTAGAAGTTTCATCACTGGTCAGTTTTTGTAAT